AGAATAAATTTAACAGGTTCTTTTCCTGTAGATATAAGAGTTTCAAGAATAACTGCTGACAGTACAGATACAAGTTTAATAGATGCTTTTCAATGGACAAGTTTTGGCGAGATTATAGATGACAGTAATACTTATGCAAATAGTGCTTATAGTTCTTTACGACTTGATTCAATGCAATTTAGCTCGATACCAAGTCGTAAATTTAGAATCAGAGGTGTCAAAGTTAGAATACCGGGTGCAGGTGCAAATAGTTCTGGTACACCTTCAGTTGATAGTACAACTGGCAGAATTATTTATCCTAATGGATATATATTTAATGGAGTCATGGGTGCGGCTCAATGGTGCAGTTGTCCTTCAATGATTTTATTAGACATACTTACAAATAGTCGTTATGGATTTGGAGATCATATTTCTGACAGTACCCTAGATTTATTTTCGTTTGTAACTGCAAGTAAATTTGCGAATACTCTTGTAAGCGATGGTTTAGGAGGGCAAGAAGCAAGATTTAGCTGTAACGTAAGTATTCAATCATCATCAGAGGCTTTTGATCTTATAAACGAACTAGCAGGGGTAATGAGGTGTATGCCTATTTGGACTGCAGGTTCTATAACTATGACGCAAGACAGTCCTTCAACCGCAAGTTATCTTTTTAATTTATCTAATGTAACTGAAGATGGTTTTTCATATTCTGGTAGTAGTTTAAAACAAAGACATACTGTTATTTCTGTTTCATATTTCAATATGGACAGTCAAGAAATAGATTATGAAGTTGTAGAGGATGCAAGTGCAATTGCAAAATTTGGTTCAATTGTTAAACAAGTAAAAGCTTTTGCCTGCACCTCAAGAGGTCAGGCTGCAAGATTAGGAAAAGCAATATTATTTGCCGAACAAAATGAATCTGAAGTTTGCACATTTGCTACATCAATAGATAGTGGCGTAGTTGTTAGACCGGGTACAATTATTTCTGTTGCAGATCCTGTTAGAAGTGGATTACGAAGAGGTGGAAAAATTAAATCAGTTCAATCAACAACACAGATAACAGTTGATGATTCAGCCAATACAGATTTACCGACAACAAATAATCCAACACTTTCAATTATTTTGCCAGATGGCACATTAGAAACAAAAAATATTTCTGCTATATCAGGTGCAGTTATAACTGTTTCTGAAGCATTTTCACAGACACCAAATGTAAATACAAATTGGTTACTGCAAGATGATACAGTGCAATCTCAATTATTTAGAGTAATTACTGTTGAAGAACAAGATGGCTGTAATTATACAATCACAGCTTTATCTTATGTAAATGAAAAATATGCTTTTATTGAAGATGGTGCAACATTACCAACACGTACTGTATCTGTTTTAAATGAATTAAAAGACCCTCCAAATGCTTTAATTGCAGATGAAAAAATTGTAATAATCAATAATCAAGCTGTAAGTAAATTAATTATAAGTTGGCAGCCTGTAAGTGGTGTTACTCAATATCAAGTTAATTATCGGTATAACAATGGTAACTTTGTTTCTACAACAGTTTCCAGCCCTGATTTTGAAATATTCAACACCAATATTGGTACATATGAAATTCAAGTTTTTAGTTACAATACTGCATTAGAATTATCAGCTACATCTACAAATTTAACTTTTAATGCTGTTGGTAAAACTGCAGTACCTTCAGATGTAACAGGTTTATCTGCTGAACCAATCAATGAAAAATTAGTAAGACTTCGTTGGAATCTTTCGACAGATTTAGATGTTACACACGGAGGTCGAGTGTATGTAAGGCACTCGACTCTAACAAATGGAAATGGTACTTTTTCAAACAGTACTGATTTGATAGAAGCACTTGCAGGTAATACAACATCTGCAGAAGTTCCACATCTTGAAGGTGAGTATATTTTAAAATTTAGAGATGATGGAGGAAGGTTTAGCGCAGGTGAGACGAGTGTAATTATTGACTTACCTGACAACCAAGCTCCTCTAATAACACAAACAAGAAGAGAAGATTTAGATAGTCCTAAGTTTCAAGGTACAAAAACTAATGTTGTTTTTGATGCCACCACAAATACATTAAATTTAGTCGGCGGTGGAAATTTTGATTCAATAACAGATTTTGATGCAGTAACTTCTTTAGATGATTTTGGTGGAATAGTCCCATTAGGCACATATGATTTTGGAGGAACTGCTGGCGGTGATACTTTAGATTTAGGTGGTGTATTTAGTCTTGATTTAAAAAGACATTTTTTAACTGAAGCATTTTATCCTTCAGATTTGTTTGATTCGAGAGGATTAATTGATGATATTTCAGATTTTGATGGTGCAACTGCAACAGAGGTAAATGCCGAAATGCTGGTCAGAGTGACTCAAGATAATCCTAGTTCTGGTTCGCCTACATATTCTGCTTTTCAAACTTTTGCTAATGGAACATATAAAGGCAGAGGATTTCAATTTAGGGCAAAATTAACAAGTAATGATGTTGCTCAAGATATAAAAGTTTCACAGTTAGGTTATACAGCATCTTTACAACGTAGAACTGAACAAGGTAATGTAACAGCAAGTGGTGCTGGTGCAAAAGCAGTTACTTTCACTAATCCATTTTTTGTCGGAACTTCATCTTTATTAGGTGTAAATTCGAACTTGCCTTCTGTTGGTATAAATGCACAAAATATGGCTTCTGGTGACTTTTTTGAAGTTACAAATATAAGTGGAACAGGCTTTACAGTCCATTTTAAAAACTCTTCAAATGCTTCAATTGATAGAAATTTTACATATCAGGCTGTCGGTTTTGGCAAAGGAGGGTAGAATAAGCAAAAAGTGTTTTTATGGCTGAACACGATTTTATAATTGATAACGGAACAGGTAGTGCTGTAAGAACAGATTTAAATAATCTGTTCCAAGCTATTGCATCAAATAATAGTAAATCTGGTGCTTTAACAACTAATTATGCCTATCAGTGGCACGTTGATACTTCAGATGGAAATTTAAAAATAAGAAATGCTGCTAATAACGGATATGTAACTATTGGACCAGTAGCGTCTACAGGCTTTGGTCTTGCACCTTTGGCTGGGGCAACTTTCACAGGAAAAGTTACACACAATTACACCTCTAGTTTAACTATACCTTCGGGAACAACGGCTCAAAGAGACGGAAGCCCTGCTGTTGGTATGTTTAGGCATAATTCGACTTTAAATCAGTTTGAAGGTTATAACAATGGTGCTTGGGGTGCAATTGGTGGAGGAGCAGGTGCAACTGGTGGCGGCTCAGATGAAGTATTTTTTGAATCAGATCAAACGGCCACAACCTCTTACACATTGAGCAGTGGCAAACACGCCCATACTGTAAGTCCAACAATTAACTCAGGTGTCACGATTACTGTTCCATCTGGTGCAATCCTTGTTATTCTTTAATTATGGCTTTAAACATTAACGGCACTACTGGTATTTCTGGAGTTGATGGGTCAGCTTCCGCACCAGCATTAACAGGAACAGATAGTAATACAGGAATAAACTTTGGAACTGATACTGTCAATATAAATACAGGAGGTTCGACAAGAGCAACTGTAAACAGTACTGGGAAATTTGGTATAAATACCACAAGTCCAGCTGGAAAATTAACAGTAGATGAAAATAATGCAAGTGAGCATTTTCAACTTAGAAATACCACTAACACAAGCAATTTTTCAGCTTTTGGTGTTGATACTTCATTTAACTTGAGATGTTATGTCAATGGTTCAAATGAACGTATGCGTATAGATTCATCTGGTGGTCTAAGAGTTGGCACAACGTCACATTTAACAAATGGTGCTACAAATTCTAAGTTGAGTGTTGCAAATTCAAGTACTGGATATGCAGCAGAATTTCAAACTTCAAGTATTACTGGAGGTTATGCACAGTTATATCTTCAATCTGCCGATACAACTTCTTCGCAAAATTCTGTTTCTTTTGCAAGAATAAGTGGAGGAAGTGTAAGTATCGTTGGAACTATTACGACAGGTACAAGTTCAACTTCATATAACACAAGTTCTGATTATAGATTAAAAGAAAATGCAGTAGCAATATCTGACGGTATAACAAGATTAAAAACACTTAAACCATATAGATTTAATTGGAAAGTTGACCCAAGCACAACAGTTGATGGATTTTTTGCACATGAAGTAACAGCAGTACCAGAAGCCGTAACAGGCACAAAAGATGAAATATCAGCAGATGAAGATGGGGCAGTTCCTAAAGGAGAACCAATTTATCAAAGTATAGATCAAAGTAAACTTGTACCTTTACTTACGGCTGCATTACAGGAAGCTATTGCTAAAATTGAAGTATTGGAAACAAAAGTAGCTGCATTGGAGGCTGGATAAATGACAGCAAAAATTAAACTAAACGCAGCATCAGGTGGTGGGTCTTTCAGCTTACAAGCACCATCTTCATCTAGTAATAATAGAGTTATAACCTTACCTGATATTGCAGATGGAACGCTGTTAACAAATCAAAGTACTATATCTGGCACAATAACAATGGCAGATCAGTGGAGAGTCAGCACTTCACAAACTACATCTTCTGATACTCTTGCAGACATAACAGGTTGGGCAAGAAATACTAATAACTTTGCAGGTATAGGTTCTGCATTAACAAATTCGGGGGCAAACTTTACTTTTCCTTCTACTGGAATTTATTATATCCGATACCAAATTGCTACTTATATAACAACTGGTGCTTCAAGATATATCAGTGCACGTTTATATTTTAATGGGGCAACTATTTGTATGCCTTGGTCGTCATCAAGCCATATTTCTGGTAACCAAACAACACAATCGAGTGGTTCGCAAGCGATATTAGATGTTACAAATACTTCACATACTTTTAAAATTCAGATGCAATCACAGAACCCTGTTGTTGTTGTTGGTAATAATGAAGCAGGGTATAGCGGTACTGCTACTATGTCTGATGTAGTAGTCATAAGATTAGGAGATACATAATGATTCACACAGTATATTCTGCACTTCATTCTTTAAAACCGACAAGTAAATATACATGGGTAGGTACTGATTATTCTGGCTTAGATTGGATAAGTTCAGATACAAAACCTACTGAATCGGAAATAAATGCAGAGTTAGCAAAACTTACAGATGCAGAACCTATGAAATTATTAAGAGAAGAAAGAAATAGATTATTAGCATTAACAGATTGGAGAGCTAGTTCTGATCTAACTCTCTCTACAGCTTGGAAAACATATCGTCAAAGTTTGCGTGATTTACCTGCAACTGCCTCCCCTAAAGTTGATTCTGATGGTAATTTAGATATGAGTTCTGTTACCTTTCCTACCGAACCAAGTTAATTATGTCAGAGATCAAGGTAAATTCGATAAAAGGGGTAGCAGCTAGTACTGCTGCTATTACTATTAATAATACTGATGGGTCGTGTACTGCAAATCTTACAAACAGAACTAATAAAAATTTGATAATTAATGGAAATGCGAAAGTGGCTCAACGAAGTACATCAGCCGTTGCCTCTGTTGGTTATCAATCCGTTGATAGATATCAGTTAGATTTTGGAGGTGGTACAGACGAAAATCCATCTCAAGAACAAGGAACTGTCGCTGCTGGAACTACACCATATACAGAGGGATTTAGAAAAACAGTTAAAATAACTAATGGAAATCAAACCACGAGTCCAGCTTCAAATACAGATTTGTACTTTCAAATTTTGTATAAATTAGAAGGCCAAGATATTGCAAATAGTGGCTGGAATTATCTATCAACTTCAAGTAATATAACTTTATCTTTCTGGGTAAAATCAAGCGTAGCACAAGAATTTTACTTTAGATTACAAACTTCTGATGGAACAAGCTATAATTATCCAATGTCAACTGGTAGTTTGTCAGCAAATACTTGGACAAAAGTGACAAAAACAATTCCCGGAAATAGTAATTTACAGTTTGACGATGATAACGGACAAGGTTTAAATATAGAATGGGTTATATATAGAGGAACAAATAAAACAGGCTCAGATGCAACATTAAACACATGGAAAGTTTATGATAGCAGTCAGAGAGTGCCTGATGTGACTACATCATTCTACACAACAAATGATGCAACCTTTGAAATTACAGGAGTTCAATTAGAAGTTGGAGATCATGCCACAGATTTTGAGCATAGGTCATTCGGTCAGGAGCTTGCTTTATGTCAGAGATATTTTTATAAAACATATAATCAAGCTACAACTCCGGGTACTGCTACAAGTGTTAATGCTTTTATGTTTAGTTTACCTGTATCACAAAATTACGCTTCTATGCCAAGCGTAAGGTATCCTGTAACAATGAGAGCAACACCAACAGTAACAGCCTATTCAACGCAAAATGCTAATACCACAGGAGTTATGTCAGCAGATTCCAGTGATAAATCAACAACAATACATCAAACTGGAGAAAACGGTCATTTTCCTTTCGTAAATAATAGTAGTAGTGGTATAAGTGTTAATGTATTTTTGAGACATCAATTTACAGCATCAGCAGAATTATGAAGTACAAATTTTTTAAACTTCCAGATGGTACGCAAGAAAATGCAGTTATTAGAACTACTGATGATGGTGTGATTTCAACTGTTCCATTTGACGAAGCAAATAGCGACTACCAAGAGTATTTATTATGGATTTCTGATGGCGGAGTTACCGAAGCTGCTGATTAATTAACCTTTTCTTGCATTTGTCTTGTCATTATCCCCATAGTGACGTAGAGAGGGGATAGAGCTACAATAAGCAGTAATACAAGCACACTTGAAAAAGAAAGTGCTTTTAAAATTGCAAATTTAATCATGTTTCAAAAAATAGCAAACATTTTATCTATTATCTCATTTTTAATGGTTTCATCAATGAGTGTTGGTGGATTTTTAGTCTATCGTTATATGAAAAGTCCAGAATTTGAAAGAAATTTAAAAAATAAATTAATGGGTGATTTAACAGAAAGAATGAAAAAACAAATACCAATAGAAATGCCAAAACTAACAGGTCCTTCTTTGCCTTTATAAATGGAAATACCAGATATAAATATTGAAGATATTTATATCCCAGATGTTTATAGTTTTTATAAACCTGAAACAGCTACACCACTTCAAATAAATGTACCCGGCTGTACATATCAACACAGAGATATTAAAAATACTGGTAATTTAAATCTTTTACTTGATGACCCTAATGGGGTATTTTTTACTTGTGATGCACCATTTCCTAGTTTTAATCCAATGAACTATGAGCCAAATAATTTGATTATGGCTGAGGATGTACCAATACAATCAACTGAACCTGACGTACCCGAACCAAAACCACCTGTTACAGAAAACCCAGTTGAGGTAGAAGAAGAGTTTTTTATAAAATGTCCAAATCCAGAAAAAGATCAAAGAATTGGTGATTTTCGTAACGAAAAAAGATTAGAAAGGGTTATAGGTCATAAATTATCGGATGATGGGAAAAGATGTATAACCATCTATGAAGATACAAGTTTTCAAGAAAAGTACATCCCGAACGTACCTAGCATTACTAATGCTGCTGCTATTGCTGTGGTTGCCGCTTCTACTCCGATTCTTATTAATATTGTAAAACCTTTAGTAAAGCAAATAATAACGAAATTGACGAAGAAAAAAAAAGATGTAAAATAATTATGCAAGGTGAGTACGGCATATTTGGAAGCACTTCGTCTGCCACGAATCACTGCCTTTCTATTATCCCTTGTATCTAAGCAACCAGACCCATTATCAAACCGTAAAATCGGTAACTGCTCTGTTGGAGCGTCAGTTGCTTATTTTAGGCATACCTCGAAATCTTACGGGATTAGACTGTCACTGCCTATTTTAATTTGTGAGTATGTGGGATAACTTGATTAGGTGGTACTGTCACTAAAATATCTTCACACGTTACAGCCGATGGAGAATTTGGTACAAATTGGACACCATTTTTTGCCATTTTTGCACACATTTCCAAACGGTATAAACTTATTTCCATTTTTGTTTTTTTGATTAATAATTCTTGAGCTTCAATATTTACTCTTGCAGCCTTTTTACATAACTCTCCACCATTACCAAGCGGTATATTAAACTGCATACTTATTCCGTAGTTTAAATTGTAGTTATCTTTTTCAAAGCGTGGTGTTTCTTGATAATATTTTATCTCTCCAGTATCTTCGTCATAAATAGCTTGTCTCGTAACTTTTTCTATAGGTCGATTAAATGACCAAGCATCTGTTAAATATGGGGTAATTGTAATGCTTGGAGAGGTACAAACAATACCTTGAGAATATCTGTTTTGAGGTAATGAAGATGGGGTTATCATTGTAGCATTGTTATTTACGACCCCTGTACTTTGAGATTGAGGAGAACTAACTGTAGTATTAGCAAATGTTTTTATAGGCAGTAATAATAAAATTACTGCCCAAAGGTACTTGTAGTTTCTGAGGTTTGTGAAGTAGTTATAGTTCTGGTTATGTTTGTCACAGTATCTAAGCCCGGTGTTATTAGTGTTTCTTGTATTGAAAAAGCTGCACCTTCTGAAACTATCTGCCATCTTGGGATTGACTCAAGATTTGGTGATGTCCATGAAAAGTTGACACCGCCAACTGTTTGTGAAGTCTGGGTTGTAGCAGTGGGGTTAATAGAATCAAGGGTAGCCTTAATGTTATGACCACTAGCTGCATAGCTGTACCCAGTCCTATATTGATATGAAGTGATAGTTTCATTAATTACACTTTGACTTGTACTTGAAGTCGTCTGACTACCGCTACGAAACTGAGGGACTACGGGCGTGGCCATCAGTCTCGTAGGTATTACAATTATAAGTAGAATCCAAAGTCTAGTCAATCGTAATAGTAACTTTTGTTGAGCCTATGCAACTTGTACCAGAACCACCTGCAGTACAAGTATGAATACCGCTAGATAAACTTGTAAGTGCTAAGTTGCCTGCAGTACCGCCTGAACCAATAGTTGTTTGTCCGCTCAAATGAGGAAGAGAAGCAATACCACTGCTTGGTGTTACAGCAGATGGTGTAACGTCACCCATAGTTACAGATTCTGTTTTTGAGAAAGCTGAACCTGCAGTTGTTATAACTGTATCTGTTTGAATCATCGCAGGCACACCATTTGTAAGTGAGCCTACGTTAATACCTCCAATTTTACCTGAGGTTGTAGTGTCACCTACAGTTACAGATGGGGTTATATTGTTTCCGCTTAATGAATAAGTAGTTCCTAGTTTATTTGTTACCACATAAGGCATATCTACAGTTATTTGTGCAGAAGTAACAAATTCTTGCTTGATGTCAGCAAAGGCCGCTGATGGCAAAAATAAAAGCAAACTTAAAAGTTTTTTCATTTTTTTACTACTCCAACTTTAGAATCTTTGTTATCAACTATATTAACTTTACCATTTGGCTTCTTTTTGTCCGTAGTCTTTTTGACATTTAAGCCGTAATTGGACATGACAGCACTCAATAAACCAGCAGCAAAAGTTGTATCAATCTGTCTCATTGAATTACCAAAATAAGAATAACTGATAACTGCTAACGACCAAGCCAAAATTACGATTTGAACAGCATTGCCAATAATTCCTAAACCTTGCTTTTCTTCTTGTTCATCCATATTAAAAAGGCTTTATGGCAAATATAGCAAAAGTTGTTATGTTAGGAAAGAAAGACATTTATTATGCTTGCATTACTTAAACCAATAGTTCTCTTGTTTGTGAAAAGTTCAGCTTTTAAGCGCTTTATTGTAGATATCTTAGAAGTATTGGCAAAACAAACAAACAATGAGTTGGATGATAAGGCGGTTGCTTTAATCAAATCCAAATTAATTCATTAATATGGAAAATTTTTTCAATGTGCTGATAAATCCACTTCCAGTAGAAGTGGCTTTATCGACAGAATTAAAAGCGCGTGAAATTAAAAACTGCCATGACATAGAACGATTACAGGACTATGCAGTGGCAGTTACAAAAAATAGTGCAATGCACGACTATGTTCTAGGCGCAGCT